ATTGTTAATCTTTGGTGCAGTGAGGGGTACATGCACACCACTCACAATACGATCACCAATCTTAGGAACTACAGAGGCAAGGAATACAATAGTATGCTCTCCCTCCTTATCGGTGAATCGGTAGACATACGTATGAATACCTTCAGAACTTGTGGCTACTTTATATGTACCACCCTCAATTGAATATTCCATATTAATCCTTATGCTCCACAGGAGCCACCTTTACCAGTAATGTCACACACATCAACTTCATCATACACAACATCCTTATGGGCTAGTGCATCCCCATATGGTACGACTGTAAGTGGTTGACCTCCTCGACTTCCATCCGGATAGCAAGTAAATCCACGTAGTCCTGGAGCGTACTTTGCAAGGCAGCGAGTAAAGCTGTCAACGTTTCGGGAGTTATTTCCTTCTGAACCCCATGAGGGGAGATTGATAGTGGAGCTAATCGACATGTCAACATAACGTTGTACGTCGTATTGGAATTTGATTCGTTGCTCATAATTCTCACTTAGAACGAGGGCGGTGGAGATACTGTCTGGATCGACACCATAGTTATCAATAAGGGTTCGGGCGGTTCCATCAATAACATATTGATACTTCCATTTAGTTCCTTCAGTAAGGAAACGTCGTTTATAAGCAACTGCAAAGAGGGGTTCAATCCCTGTTGTAGTGCCTGCAAGAATACCAATTGAGCCTGTAGGTGCGATAGCACGATATGCGACCGGGCGGCTAATACCGAGATATTCGCAATGCTTGTTTGCCGCATCTTCACTCTCCTTTTCATAAACATCAAGCCACTCATGCAGCTCAGGAACAACCTCGTAGTCGTGGCCTTTCTTCAAGAGCCACTCATGCATCCCCATCAGGCCAAGACCTAATCGGCGATTCTTCTCACGAACTTCGTAAACCTTTTCATAAGGAAGGTCTGCTCGTAAAGTTCCACAAACCAGAAACTTAGACGCCAAGGTAACAGCAATACGAAGATCATCGATAGAATCAATATTAGCAAGATTAATGCTACCTAAATTACAAACGTCTGAATCGTCCTCAGAAGTAACTTCTGTACAGGCATTGCGTAGTGTTTCATTCTCATACTTCCCGAAGTTGAAGGAGAAGCCCGGCTCACCTGTCTCCAGCGCTTGCCGTACATTCTTACGAAACACTTCGTTATTCTCCAGCCCCCCGATAAGAGAAGCATCATCGTAGTTAACACTGATGTTAGTCATATCGAGAGGAGCAGGAGCATTGAAGTCTTTCAGCTTGGCTGCTTTAACATCGTCTGACCAATTCTTTACTTGGAGGAAATCGTGAATATCGGGGTGTTTCCAATTGAGACTTGCATAGATAGCTGATCGACGTGAGCCTCCTTGCATAACATTTCGACCGACTTCATTGAGTGTATGCATGAGCGGGATAGGGCCAGAAGCAACGCCTCCTGTTCTTCCAAGAATACTCCCTTTTGCTCGTAGTCGTGAGTAATCTGCTCCAATTCCGCCTCCAGTCATTAAACAAGACATGCCACGCCATGTCAGAGCGCTCCACTCTTCCCGTGTATCTTCTTCAGCACGGAGCAAGTAGCAGTTGTTATAGCCTTTAAATGCCCGACCAGCGTAATACAAGTAGCGGCCACCGGGCATAATCTTCTGATCCTTGATGTATGTCTCAAGCATCTTCAATTCACCAGGCTCCATCAGAGGAGGCAGAGTGCCCCAACGAGAGCCACATACATCCTCTACCAACCGTTCAGCCAGTTTAGCCCAAGTGTCTTCAGCACCTTGAGCGTATTTCTGTCGGAAAATATTCAATCCAAACTGCGTTCTAAATTCTTGCATCTTATCCTTTTGTTATTATCGGTTATCGCCGGAGCCTTGCAGCGTTCCGTCTTCTTTACGTTTAAACAGCTTATTGATATTACTCTGAGCTACATCCTCAAGAGTAAAGCCATTGTCTGCTGCAATGGCAGCAATAAACCACAACACATCACCAAGCTCTTTCTTAATATTCTGGTCATAGTCAAACTTCTTACCATCCCGGATGGCCTTAGCAGCAAGACTATACACCTCCCCTACTTCACCCGCCAACCCGAGAACAGCATATGCTGCATCTGCACTCTCCAGCCTTACGCTCATGGCTGCTGCTTGATAATCGTTCAGTGTTTTATTCATTTCAATCTTTGTTATACTTTATATAGAGGGCCACCACGGTGACAGGCCACAGGAGGATACGGAGACATATCTGGATACTTCCAATAACCACCGTCAGGAAGGCAGCCAGTAGGATTGGCATGTGAGATTCTGCCACAATCTCTTTCCAGTTGTTGCGATAATCCTGAGCAGGTTTATCATCTGTGAGGAGGAGGCGTCCAATACGATAGAGAGACTCTAAGGTAACAGACACCCCCACGAATAGGTAGATCATGAGGATGTCAAAAAGCATATTAAGCCTTATACTGGTAGCCAATACTCGCTACTTCTTCAATGTTATTTGATTCGAGCCAGTCGGTGTGGGCTTCACCAGCCGACAGGCCAACACCTGTGTAGTCATCATAGTTGATTGCACCATCATCGATATCAAACGTGTAGCACTCCCACACACCGTTGGGGAGCATTACTGTCTCCCATGTAATGTTATTACGCATATTTACCTTTCAAGTAATTCAAAGAAACTGGCATTAAATCAAATTGTCCATCAACTACTTCGTGGAGCATCAAGCATCCTCTCCAGTGTTGATTCCCTTGAGCACCTAGATATTCTTCCTCATGCTCGTAGCAGCTTCCCGCAATGATGCTGGTGAGCCGTCTACCGTCTGCCCTATGGCCTGTAGCGATCTGTAAGCCCTGCTGGTGGCCTGCAATGCAGGACATGTGCTTCTTGTTCAACTGAGCAGCAGCGGAGCTTGCAGGGCGTCCCATCTGTCCCGTAGTGAAGTAGTGAGAGAAGGCAACCCCCTCAATCACCACCACTTCAAGGAATGGAAGCACTTCATCGAAGAAGTCTTTATAACGTAGATCATCAGTTGAAAGCAAGCCATCAAGCTTTGGATCATCGTTGACAGCGCGGTTAATACGGTTTTCATGGTTGCCTAATAGGATGATTTTAGTTGGATCATACACCTTTTGTTTATTCAATCGCTGTCTAATCTGGAGACTGAGCAAAGGAGTAAACAATGCCTCTTGAGCCTGTACAGCAGCGGTAATGTCCTTGCTATACCGACGCCCTTCAAAGGATTTCTTACCTTGGTCGTAAGATGATAGCGACTCCATATCTGCGAGATCACCTAGATGTAGGACAATATCGGGGCGCTTATCGCAAATGTATTGCCCGATATGAGACATAAAGGAGAAGTCGTCTCCCGGCTTGGCTTGGGTATCCGGTATAATTATAATCTTCATTGATTAATCCTTGCATCAAAACTTACAGGGAACACACGCTCTACGTGCATTGCAATGAGATTCGCTACATCTCGGCTTTCCTTCTGTGTGTGAGGATCAAGCCGCAGTACAAGCATATCTAGAAAGGCACCAAGAGTACCAGACCAAATCCACTCGGTCATCATGTTCTGAGGGAGGAGCATACGTGCTTGTTCAGGAGCAACACCAGCATATAGCATTGCATTATAGGATTCGAGTGCCCATTCCACGGCTTGCTCTGCAACTTGTTCAGCTCCCTCGTCTACACCGTGTTGGTGAGGATGGCCTGATCCATCAAACTCCCTAAATACATATTCAGTAACAAACCCCTCACCAGAGCCTTGTTTGATATTCTCGCCTCTCTCCCTCCACCCGTCAGGCATATAGAACTCAGGCTCTTCATCCACATACCGCCTGCTCACTTCATTCCAAGGAAGAAATTTGTGCTTGACAAGCTGCCTAGCTACAAAGATTGGAGCCTTGACCCTGAAGGAAAGAAACGCATGGTTGAAAGGAGAGAAGTGCTTATGCTTTGCCAGATACTTAATTAGCTTCGTATCCTTCTCCTCAAACTCCGCACATTCCTTATGGAAACTCACACGGGCGGCATTGACAACAGTAGCATCAGAACCGAACCCGCCTAGATAGTCAACACTAATCTCAGCGATTTTCAAGCTTCTTCTCCAGAAAGGTAACAAGGAGGGCAATCTTCTCTCTACGTCGAATGCCCATGAAAGGTTGAACGAATTGAAGACAGAATAGAACGTCTTCACGGCTTGAAAGGAGCCACTTATAATAAGTTGCCCAACCTTCTTTCACTTTCGACTTACACTTAACTTCACGCACCGTACCTCCGAAGATACCCTGGAGACGGAGAAGAATATCTTCATCTTTCATTTCCACAATGATACGGCACTGTTTGTTATCTGGGTCTCTCACCTTAGCAGCAGAGTCTCGCATGTCAAAGCAAGCCTCACCTTCCATTAGGCCAGCGGCCCAAGCTATATCAGTTATTTGCTTCACGCGGGTATTTCCTTTCGAGTTCGATGAGCAGATCAACATAATGTTTAATCTTCTTCAGGTCTTCCTCACCGCCCTTGTCACGCCAGCGGGTGATGTATTTAACAATTGATCCTTCACAGAAGTTAAGGTGATTGGCAGCAATGTATTCGATAGGCTGGATAGCACGGCCCTTGTAATGGCCGCCCCCTTCTTGTACGTCGAGGGCGCTCATATTATGCAGGCACCTTAAAGCCACGAGCCCTCATCTGCTCTTCAAACTTCTGTTGAACAGCGAATTTCTCATGAGGAGGAACAAGGTTGAAGTAGCCAAAGATGAGGCTAGCCCCCTTCATACTAACTTTCAGATTCTCTGTATTGTCCTCTGCCAAGTTAGCCAACACTACAGCACGATTGCGGATACGAAGAATGTCATCCTCGATATCGTTGAACAGGGAGAAGCCTTTGTATTCATTATTTGCGTTCATTATTACTTTCTAAGTAGTTAGCTGCAACTCGCAGCAATTCAGCGTTATCTTTCAACAAACCCATACCTCTATTGCACTCGTTGCAAAGCAATCCCCGTATCAATCCAGTATGGTGGCAGTGGTCTACAGCAAACCTTTTCCACTTCCCCGTGGGAGTATCAGTTTTACATATCGCACATTGACCCGCTTGCGCAAGGAACATCAGATCGTAATCAACTTCCGTTATCCCGTATTGATTTTTTAAATGGTACTTACGCTGTCTGTCTGACATGTATTGCTTATTTGCATCCCTATAGCGCTGCTGGTATCCTTTAGCTTTCTCTGGATTATCTTTGATCCATTGTTTGTGATATGCCTTTCGTGAGGCTTTCTTTTCTTCCTGCATTCTCTTCTTTCGTCTTTGAACCGTGGCAATCTTTGCACAACACCTGTAGGTTGTGCCCTTCACAGAACATATTCTCAATCACCTTATCCCACGACTCAAACTTACCTACAGGGATGATGTGATCTACTTGTACGTCCTTAGCAGGGAAGGCAGCTTCGCAAGCAGCACATACATAGTGCTTTGCCCATCGCCCTGTCTTAGCATTGATACGTTGGCCTATGCAAGCCGTATTCAGGCTGGCATATCGGGGAGGCCATCGCTGGCTAATGCTGCGTAAGCCTCCTTTAACAAAGCTGTTATATCTAGCTTCTGTCCATTCACCTCCATTACGTGTCTTATCAGTTGCCATCCGGTAGCTCCCATAGTACAGGAGAGCCGTCTAGATGGAGCCTCCGAGTCATGTGGAGGAGCCGTCCTTGCTCAAGAAGTTCATCATTTCCTTTGTCACCATATCTATCTCGGTAGGCGTTTTGCACTCGACTAAACGCTTCCAATAGTCCATCACACCCTCCAAGAATGGTGTGAGCACGAACGGCCCCTGTTCTACCGCCCAGTCCCGGTATCGAATCGACTGTATCTCCAGTAAGGCACTGGCTGTAAAAGAAGAGTCCTCCATACCCCTTAAGCTCTCGTTTGTCATTCAGCCAAATCTTTCCAACTTCGTCAACCAGCATAGGCCCGAAGGACGGTTGATTTCCGCACTCCCAACCATAATGCCATCCGGGCACTGATTTGAGGTCTTTGTCTCTAGAACAAATGATCGTATTGTCAGGGTTGGCGGTCTGGTCAATGGACATAAGATCGTCGGCTTCCATGCCGCTGCTTTCCCTGTAATCATACATTCCCTTTATATAAGCTTTTAAATTAGCATAGTGGAAAGGCTTATTGCCCAGCCTCACCTTGTAGGGTGTGCGTTTAGCAATATCAAAGCGGAAGTTGCCCTTCCCTGTTAGATATAGCACCGGGGGTGACGTAGCATCCACCATTGCACACATATTAGCAATACTCCCCTCAAGCATACGTATTACATAATCAAAAGGAGGCTGGCCCTCCTTACCATCTTTACGCCAGCCTGCTTCTACAGCAAATCCTATTTCGTATAGGAAAATATCCGCATCAATAAGGGGAGTTATCGTCATCACCTTGTTCATCAGCAGGCTCTTCCTTAGCAGGCTTGCCTGCCTTACCACCATTCAGAGCCTTATCAAGAGGGCTGCCCTTGAAGTTTAGATTCTTACCAATCTTCTCCTGAATCCACTTAGGAAGCTTGGCATACACAGCCATGTCAGGCTCATCCAAGCTGAACACACTAATTGGGTTCTTAAGCTCAGTACACTTGCCTGCTTCCTTGGGGCGCATTGGTGATAGCCCAGCTACATTGGTGTAGGTCTTGTCTCCTACAGCATTGTTAACCAACACCACGTTGATAGGATCACCGAGAGCCTTGGTGAAGTCACCGTCATAATCACCCTTGGGATCGAAGGCATTATAGCGTTGAGTGCTCTTTGCCTTAGCTGCTTCCAGATTGTGAAACGGAATTGTCTCACTAACCCAACGGGGCTTATCTTCAATATCGTTACCCTCGTCATCTGCCATGAACACATCTACAAGTTCATATGTCAGGTGAATCTCCTGAATGGGGGGTTTAGGGGTGCCTTGGAAGGCTCGTTGTGGCTGGAGGCCAATATCGATAAGCTGTACTAGCCGTGCTGGATAGCTACCGGGTTCGATTACAGACTGCGCTGCTTTGTCATTACCACCACCAGCTTGTTTTGCGTTGAAAGCCATATTCTTTATCCCTTAGTGAATTGAGTACCAGTTGGCACCGATCTTACCCTCACCCTTGTGGGGGCAATTAATTTTGTAGTAGAGGCCTGCATCTACTATACATTGCTCAGATATTGCTTTTACGTCCTCAGCAATATCTGCATCACATTCTACCGTAAACTCGTCATGGTAGAAGCACACAATCCCAAACTGTCGGGGATATTCATACTTAGCCGACAACCGTTCCCATGCTAGGTTGTAAGCCTTCGTCATCATCACGGCTTCATCAGATTGTAATAAATACACCAGAAG